CCCAGGATGGGGGCCTAATGGTGCTGATACTTACTCATGTTGGTTGTATAAAGGTGGCGGTAACTGCCATCATATTTGGAAAAAGCAGTTGTATATTAGTGCTAAAGGATTTGGATTAGATTTGAACAGTCCAAATGTACGCACACAAGCATGGTCAAAAGCTGAAAAAGCAGGTTACAAAGTTCGCAATAATTATTTGGTAGAAAAGAGACCTATTGATATGCCATACAATGGATTTCTACCTACCAATCCACGTTTCGGTAACAAATAAAATTTAAGAAAATGCCAATACCACAAGAGATATTACTCATCAATGAGGACTACATAAAGAAGTTTACTCCTTTAACGGATGCAGTTGATCCCAATTTAATTAGACCTGCCATCTATCTTGCGCAGGATAAGTATTTGACCAACTTTTTGGGGACAAATTTGACGGTAAGATTGAAGGATGATGTTGCCAATGGGACATTATCAGGTGACTACGAAACATTACTCAATGAATATGTATTGAAAGTGGTGTTGTGGTGGACAATGGTGGAACTTTATCCATCTCTTTTGTATAAGCACGACAATGGTAACTTGGTGAGTAGACAAAGTGAGGACACAACGCCTGTAACTAAGTTTGAAATGGAGTCATTGAAGGAAGCTGCACGTCAAAACGCACGTTGGTACACCAAAAGAATGGTAGACTATTTGTGTTTCAATAGTGAACTATTCCCCGAATACACCAACAACACGGACAACAACATTTTCCCAGATAGAAACCCATACGGAAAGAGTAACTTTTTAATATCCAATTCGTATAGACAATGCAGAACAAGAATCAATCTCCAAGACTTTCTCCCCCCATCGTATTAAAGCGAAAGGAATACGAAAAGTTATTGAAGCAGTATCTTAAAAAACAAGAGAAAAGATGAAAGTAAAGTTGTGGTTGTTGGGTATTGCAACGGTCTTTTTGCCTATCAAAGAACTGATGATAACAATCGGTTTTTTGGTGGCTATGGATATGGTTGTTGGTATTTGGAAAGCTATCAAATTAGGTCAACGAATTCGATCAAGACGAATGAGTGATACAATTACAAAGTTATTGTTGTATCAAATCGCAATCGTAAGCGGATTCCTCATTGAGCAGTATGTAATTGAACAACTTATCCCCATCACTAAGTTAATAGCTACCGTAGTTGCAATCATTGAATTCAAGTCAATCATTGAATCTATTGAGTCAGTGACTGGTAAAGATTTGTGGAGTAAGATTAAAGCAATCATAGGTAGAAAGAGTGAAGATTTAACCGATGCGATGACTGATGGAGAAGGTAAGTAAATACGTAAGCTATTTTGAGGTAACGCATAGCAATCAAGCTAAGGCATTGAAGATTGGGAACATTCCAAATGCCGAACAATTGGCAAATCTGAAGCTCGTATGCACCAACATTTTTGACAAAGTGCGTGAGCATTTCGGTAAACCTATTGGAATCTCATCTGCCTACAGAAGCTATGAATTAAATCAACGCATAGGTGGTTCAAAAAGTTCACAACATATGGAGGGAAAAGCGATTGATGTGGATGGAGATATTCATGGTGGCATAAATAACAAAGAGTTATTTGATTGGATAAAAAATAATTGTACATTTGACCAACTCATATGGGAGTTCGGAAGTGAGAATGCACCTTCTTGGGTTCACGTAAGTTGGAATAAGGATGGAAACAGAGGTCAAATATTACGTGCAGTTAAGATGGGTGGAAGGACAGTGTACCAACCATTCTAAAAATAACATATGCCTGAAAGTGAAAAGACAAAGTTAGCGCGTGAATTGCGTGAGCGTTTTCCAGACACACCAACATTAACTTTGGCTAAGAAATTATCCAAAGAACATTTTGAGACATTCTTGGGAGTAGAAGATGCACGTAGTATATTGCGCTACATAGAGGGTAAAAATGGTGTTAGAAATCGTAAACAAATAACAGATAAAACTTTGGTAAAAACGGAGGATAGACCACGTAACCCATTTAAGTTGCCGAAGTCATATGCAAAAGGTCGTAAGCATATTGATATCAAAGGCAAAAAGATTCTTATCTTATCAGATATTCACATTCCATACCATGACATTGATGCACTTTCAACCGCCATCCAGTGTGGAATTGATGAGGGTGTTGATACAGTTGTATTAAATGGAGATGCATTGGACTGCCATATGATTTCCGATTTTGTCAAGGATCCAAAGAAACGCAAGTTCAAAGATGAACTTTACGCAATGCGTACTTTCATTTATGAATTGCGCCAAACATTCCCCAACGCTGAAATCATTTACAAAGAAGGCAACCACGAAGAACGCTACTGGAGGTATATGAGAGTGAAGGCACCTGAACTTTTTGATATAGATGCATTTGATTTCGCTACTCTTTGCCATCTTGATAAACACAACGTGCAGTGGATTGAGGGAAAAAACAAATTAAACGTAGGCGGTCTATCCATCTTTCACGGCCACGAATTCGGAAAGCAATTTATACCATCCGTAAACGTGGCACGTGGGTTGTTTCTAAAGACAAAAGCAAACGCAATGTGCGGACATCACCACCAAACTGCGGAACATACGGAAAGAGATGTAAATGGAAAAGTAATAACGTGTTGGGGTGTGGGTTGTCTATCCGAGTTGTCACCTGATTACAACCCATATAGTAAGTACAACCATGGATTCGCAATAATTACAAAAGGCAATGGAAAAGAATTTCACGTTAAGAACTATCGTATTAATCAAGGCAATATCTATTAGCATTGGAATTGCTATTGGTGTATTGATATGTGAAAAGAACTACCAACCAATCACAAAATCAGTATACCACAACGATACCATAGTTGTATTGAAGGCTCGAATTGATACCTTGAAACTTGAACGCATTAAAATAAAAACCATTTATGAAAAAGATATTGATACTATCTATCTTATGGATACTACTTCCATTGATAGCGCATACGCAAAGGCTATCGAAAGACTCATTGAGATGGAAGGAGCTGGATTCTTTACGCACTGAAAGACGATTGGTTGTGTTAGCAGTTACATCACTTGAATATCACAAGCAAATGAATGCCAATCTTTGTTTGGAGAATCAAACATTAAAGACCATTAACCTACATAATGAGTCATATATCGGACAATTACAACGTGAATTGAGGGATATAAGACACATTAACGAGGGATTAACTGAGGGATTAACTGAGGAATTAAAGGCAAAAAAAAAGTGGCGCAATGCCACTCTTTTAATTGTTGGCGCTAATGTCATTTTTTTGACATCATTCGTTTTAAGTAGATAGCAAAATCAAGAGCCTCTTCGTACGCGTGTTGCATCCATTCTTTTTCGGATAGATTCGCTTTATCTACCGTCGTGCCATACTTCATCCTTCCCATTTTTTCTCTTGAGATTAAATCAGTAATGACCTCTTTGTAGATGTCGGACTGGCAGTTGTCAAAGTCGTGCGTTATATTCATAATTTTACTTGCAATTTGGGTTGTGTTTCTTGTTGTGTACGGATATATTCCGTCAATTCAGGGAGCATCCAGTACCCATATTCCGCCAAAACTGATATAAATTCGGACATTTGGCGAGTTATGTCAGGCAATAGCGCCCCGTCTGCATCCCAAAGCGCAGTAATTGTCTTCCCGTGTTCACGCTGGATAGACTCATTTAAGCGTTTCAAAAGCATCTTTGTTTGGTGATTATAGAACCATTTGATGTCCTCGCATTCGTCACCTGCATATACTGATGCCTGAAGCCACATAAGTAGGTTAAGCACCTTGATTTTTTCAAGTTCATCTTGACTGATTTCCGTTTTCATTTATTTAGTTTTATTTATGTGCCAGTACATATCGCACTCATCATTTTTGATTGGTGGTTCAACAAAGTAAGCTTGATAGAACTCATCTTCTTTTGCTGTGTACCGATAACAATTTTGCTTCATTGGGCAATTAGTACCATTACATTTTGTGATGTCTGCCATAGTTATTTATTTAGTTATTAGATTTCAAATATAATTAAGCGAATGCGTATTTACCAAAATTCTTTTTTAATTCGTAAAACGCCCTCATCATTATAGCATCTGCAAAGTCGGGAGATATTCCGTGCCTCTTTTTCAAATCTTCTTTGTTGGTCACTCTTAACTTTCCATCGCTATCAATCTTTTCCCTACGTATCATTTCCAATTCTTTGACGATGGGGTCCTTATGCGTTGACTCAAATGTGATTGCGTTACTGGATATCAATTCGCCCAACTTAAAATAGCAGTCGCATTTAAGATTCATATAATTATCACGCACTGCCTTTGATCCGTTAAGAAATCCTCGGCAACGGATATAATCTTTGGCACCTCCGCCAATCCCATCTTCATCTACGAGTACGTTAGATAATCTTACGGAGTGATTTTTAATAAGCTCATTAATAGTGTCCACAACCTCATTGATTGGTTTGTGTTTTAACACCACGAACTTTTCTGCGTGTAAATTATTCCACACAATTATCACAGTTCTATCGTCTCCCATCCGTGCAATGTCAGCTGTAATGAATTTGTCACCCAATGTGGTTGATGGTCTGAAGCATCGGAGTAAGTCGTCATATTCATACAACCTATCTTTGGTTTCATCGTAGTCCCAATCTCCTTCTAAAAGTCTTTTCCGGTCAATATCGGGTAACATTTGGAGCGACTCAATGTAGACTGGAGAGATGTGTGGGTTATCCGTTGGGAGTGCCTGAATGAATCTTCTATCTTTCCTTATTGAGCCATTCCTTTGCGCATCAAAGAACTCTCTATACAACCATCCTTTATGCGGGTTACAAGTCAATAGTCCTTTTGGATTGTCATTGATTAGCTTGTAACGTACACGGCTATTCAAGATGTTTATACACTTTTCACTCACCTCACTCGCCTCATCTACAAAGTAGTCTGTGATTTCAAGTGATCCAAATCTTGAAAAATCTGCATCCGATGGCATATCCGCTAAATCCATCAAGATAATCTGTGAGCCATTGTACCAATTGATTACGTGGTCTTGACCGTTGTATGTAAAATGTTTTCCTGCAATCAGATTGTATTTAGTGCAAAGTTCAAAGAATGTCGCAAGTGTGGACAGCCGCAACTTTTTAAGTTCTGCACGACCAATAAGACCTCGGGTACCTGGGTACTTTAAGCGTCTTTTTATTTGCCAGTCGCAACCTAAAAAAGATTTTCCAGAACCTGCACTTCCGCCATATAATAATTGACGGCAATCATTGTCAATTGCAAGATAGGAGAGTGCTTCTTTTTGCTTATCGTGAAATTGTATCATTAGAAAAGTTCTAATTGCAATTTTACCGGATTTGATTTTTTATAGTCAATCCTATTGCCATTTAAAAAAACTCCGTTTATCAAATCGTTTATTTCAAAATTTATTTCTTTATTAGGACCTGAGTGCCATGCGTATATTTTATCATCTCCAATCTTTCTTAACTTATATGTAATTATTGAATTAGAAAACTTTCCATTATATGGTCCAATTTTATTTATTACT